GAATTAAAATTTTTAACTAAAAAGATTTTAATAAACCTATTCATAGTTGCCATAGTGATAGGTATATACTATATATTCAGATAATGACCAAAGTCTTTTGCATAGGTAATGGCGAGAGTCGAAAAAATTTTAATTTAGACCAATTAAAGCCACACGGTAAAATATACGGTTGTAATGCTCTTTATAGAGAATATACACCAGATGTTTTAGTATCCGTTGATCACGGCATAATGCACGAGATCTATCAAAGTGGTTATTGTTATACGAATGAAACTTGGTTTAGAGATTGGACACGAGTGCCTGAACATATGTATGAGAGTATGGTTTACGCTGGCCTTTCACAAGTTGATATAGAAGAATTAAATAAATGGCATATCAAAAACGAAAATAAAAAAATAGACGAAAAAGAATTTGTAATGCACGGTGCCAATCTATCTGGCCTTGTTACGATACTTCGACAAAATAAAGAAAAGTTTGAAAGAAGAATTAGCCAAAATGTATTATGTGTAAGTTGGGTCAAAGACAATGACAAAGCATATAATGTTATGGATGTGATGCCAAATAATCGAGACCTTGGATGGGCCGCTGGTCCTACTTCTGGTTATATTGCTGTTAAGAAAGATAGTCCAACTGATATATACCTTTTAGGACACGACCTAAACAGCACCACAGGCACGGTAAACAATCTTTATAAGGGTACAAAGTATTATGTAGTACCAGAACACGGCCCTACGCCGAGTGTCAATTGGATAACACAATGGAAACAGTTATTCAATGAAAACAAAAACATAAACTTTTATAAAGTGAATAGTAATTTGAAAGGTGAAGATCGTGTCAATAGACGTGTATATGAATGGGAAGAAGTAAAAAATATACATTATATAACATACGAGAATCTACTTGACAAACACCTAAAATAGTGATATAGTTAAAGGATGTATAAATATAAGAGTACGATTATACAGTACATATACAAATACAACAATACAAATACAATGGAGAAAATACAATGGACTTTAATACATTAAAAACAAGTCATTCTAACTTTGATAAACTTACCAAAGCATTAGAAGCTACCCTCAATCCTGAGGATTTAAATAAATCATCAAAAGACAAATATACAGACGACAGAATATGGAAACCTGAGCTAGATAAAACTGGCAGTGGCTATGCCGTGCTTCGTTTTTTACCAGCAACCGAAAAAGAAGAAATGCCGTGGGTACGAGTTTGGTCACACGCCTTCCAAGATAAAGGTGGTTGGTATATTGAGAACTCACTTACAACACTAAACCAAAAAGATCCTGTAAGTGAAGAAAATACACGACTATGGAATTCAGGTGTTGAATCTGATAAAGAGATCGCAAGAAAAAGAAAAAGAAAATTATCTTATTTCTCTAATATATTGGTCGTAAGTGATCCTGCTCATCCAGAAAATGAAGGTAAAGTATTCATATTTAAATATGGTAAAAAGATATTTGATAAGATTACAGAAGCGATGCAACCAGCATTTGAAGATGAAGCGGCCATCAACCCATTTGATTTTTGGAAAGGTGCAAACTTTAAACTAAAAATAAGAAAAGTGGATGGTTATTGGAACTATGATAAATCTGAATTTGAGCCTGTAAAAGCAATTGCCGATAGTGATGATAAGATCAAAGCTATTTGGGCAAGACAATATGCTCTAACGCCTTTCTTGGCCCCTAGTAATTTTAAGACCTATGATGAACTCAAAGAGAAACTGAATAGGGTAATTACGGGACAAAGAAGTACTGGCACTGTTGAGAACGCTGAACTCCCTCCAGCTAAATCAAATGGTACAGTAAAAAGTAACGGTAAAACTACTCCAGCTGCTAGTGATGATGACGATACGTTGTCTTACTTTAGTAAATTGGCAGATGATGAGTAGAATCTCTCTCTACTAATACTTTGATGGTGGCCAGAAATGGCCATCATTTTAAACTGGCACAGTATTTAAATTAATAAAAGAACGATCAGTATTTAAAGGTGTCATAGATATTGACTGTGTAGTATTATTTGTAACAATATTATTATTTGAAGATGGTGCTATAATATTAGAGGATGGCTTGCTATCTCTAGTGGCCATTAAATCAGTACTCATTCTATTAACATTTACAGGTTTAGGCACAGGTTGTATCATAGGTTTTATCCTAGAAACGCCTTTTCCTTGTCTTTCTTGCTGTATTAAATTATCTGTGGCATTTTCTTCTGATATTGTATTTTTAATTGATTTATCAGTATTGTATTGATTTGTAATATTTTCACTAGGAGATATTGATTTATCACCACTCATTTCACTTGATTTTGAAGTATCTGTAGATCCTGTTTCGCCAGTGATTATTTCACCTTGATTTATGTCAGGTGCTGTTTCTTTTTTCTTACCAAAACTAAAAAAATTACTTATTTTTTCTTTTATTCTTTGAAATGCTAAATATAATTTTAATAGTCCTAAAATAACTAACCCTATAACTAATCCTATACCTACACCTTTCGCTGCTGCTACGCCAAATTTTAATAGGCCAACTCCAGCACCTGTTAATCCTTTACCTAAACTAGAAAATAAACTAGGTATATTTTTAAAACCTTTTATTAAATTGCCGCCCATATCTTTTATTTCACCAAAAGTATTTTTAGCACTATCAAAGGCAGCACCAAAAGAATCGCTAAAAAAACCTCTACTTTTTTCAGTAGGTTTAATATTTAATTCTTCTTTTTTCTTATCTATTTTTTTTTGTTCTAATACTTCATCTTGTTTTTTAATTATTAATTGATCTAATTTTTTTCTTTCATCATCTTTCAATATTGTTTTACTTCTCAATTCTTTTATCTCTCTATTATTTTCTCTTGTTCTTTCTTGTAACTCTTTTTCTTGTCTTAAAACTTCTTTTTTTTCTTTTTTTTCTTCATCAAAGGTTTGTATTTTTAAAGTTAAATTTTTTTTATCAAGTACAGTATTAATACCTCTCTCTCTTAATTCATCTCTTACTGTTAATCTTTCTTGTATAATTTGTTCTTTTAATTGTTGTTGTTGCTTTTTTTCTTCTCTTTGAAATTGTCTAGCTGATATTAAATCTTGTGTGTTTTTATCCATAGCTTTAATAATTTCATTCATATCAACATTAAATATTTTTGCTATAGCTTCCATTCTATTTAAAGCGGCATCTTGAGCATCTTCATTAGGAGAAGATAATAAATCTAAGGTTTTTTTAATTTCAGTATCTATAGATGAAAATTGTTTCATCATAGTTTTTTGTGTTTCTTGTGTTGCTAAAACTACAGTGCTTTCAATAGAACGCATTAAACTCAAACCAGCTTCAGAAGTTAATTTACCTTCAGATGCTTGTTTTAAATTAGATAATTGTGGTAATTTTTTATTAATTTTTTTAACTTCCTCTTTTGTATCAAAAGTTTCTTTATTAATTTTGTCTATTTTTTTAACAAAATCTGAACCTAATGCTAATTTATCTGAATCGTCTATAAAATCTGCCATTTATTAACCTATTTGATCGTCTATTTTAAATTTAGATTGTGTTGTTGTATGAACTGTTTGTGCTATTATTTTTTTATCTTCAATCTTTTCTTGTGTTCTACCATAAGCAGATATACCTAATACAGCACCCATAGCTATATGAAAGAAACCAGCACCTTGTAATGTTAAAGGCATCCACTGTGTAAATACAACTGTTTTTAAATATGTTGCTTGTGCTAAATTCCATAATATAGGAAATATAACAAAATCAAAAGCACACACTGCTAGATATAACCAACCCATCGCTGGGCGCCATTTGTTATTAAAACTTGTTTCTTTATTCTCTACACTCATTATTTCTCCCTAGATCTTCTATCGTTTTCTTCTTTTATATAATTTACTAATAAAGATATGTAAATATCTCTTTCCCACGGCATCATATTTTCAATTTCAGTTAATGAATATTTATGATGTTGCATCAAAGCAAAATTAGTTTCGAAGTATGCCTCTAACGTGTTGTGGGCGAGGCTAATTCGAAAAAATCTGCTATACCTGTCAATGTAATTTTACTTTTAACATTCGTATTAGGATTTACAACTTCTACCTCGTGTTTTAATTTTGGCATTGTATCAAAAAAACTTTGTATTTTTTTAAATGCCTCTTGTGGTAGACTTTCTATAAACTCTTTTAACTCTTGTTTAGAAGTATCTTTTGCAGGATATATTTTATCACCTTCAAAAATATGATCAATACAATCAATTAAAATTGAAAATATTTTATCTATTTCAAAATTGTTTAGTCCTTTTCCTATATCATAGTTTTTTAATGTAGGATATCTTAAAACTAAACCTAAATTTCTTTGATTATCAATTACTATTTTATTTGTATGTTCATCATCAACTTGTACTTCAACTTTTGTTAGATCAACTTCTGTTTCAACATAAGTTTTTCCATCATCAGGACAAATTGTTTTAAATTTAGTTATTTCTGATACTGATTTAGCACGAATTTGTAAAAATATATACTCAACATCAAATATAGGTAAACGATCTACATTTAATACTTCAAAAGTGCACGCATTAACCACCTCTTTTAAAGCATTAACCATTTCTTTATTTTCACCTGTTTCTAAAGCTATGTACAAAATCTTTTCTTCTTTCACTAGAAAAGGCCTGTATTTTATTTTTTTATCTTCCGATGGTAATGTCAACTCATATGTTGGCACTTCAATTTTTGGCAAAGCCATAATTATCTCCTTGTTTTATAAATTAAGTGGTGGAAAATTGCCAAATGGAGGAAACGCTCGACCACCTGTAATACCACCGATTGGTATACGTCTTTTTAGTCCTTGTAATACATCAACACCAGCACGTCTTAATTCTGGTGGTAATTTATTTAGTATGCCACCAAAAGCTCCAAGACCACTTTTTACGTCAACTGATCTAAAGTTTGGTGAACCTAATTCTATATTGCCTGACCTTTCTAAAAAATAATTTATCCAATATCTAAAGGTAAATGTAACTTGAAAAGTTTGAACAGCATTGTTATCGTATGAATATGCAACAGGTCCTATTATTTTAGGAAAACATTCAAATAATTTAACTGCATAAGTTATATCATCTCTTTCATTACGATTAGCAAATTGACCTAATTGAAATATATTTACGTCTGATACATAATTATCATAAAAATTATAATTTTGAGATTGTAAACTAAAAACAGCAGCTTGCCAAGTTTCAAAATATGATCTTTCTCTTAAAAATTTATCACAATAAAATGTCGCTGTAATATCAGCTGATTTATAATCAAACGCTAATTTATATGCTGGTCCGTGGTGTCGTATTTCTTTAGTTTCAATGTTTCTTTCAGGCATTTCAATAGCATTACAAAATGCTCTCACTCTACGACCGTTAGCTGTATGAATGGCATTTAATTCTTGTTGATTTTGAAATGTAACTAATTGTTCTTCAGCCGCTGTGGATAAATTTATATCATTTATAGCTATTTCGTTTGATGATTGTCTAGCAGCACCGTTTAAATTTGGGCCAGGTTTTGCAGGACTATCTTCTCCTCTAGGTAAATTAAATTCAACATAAAACCTAGCTTTACGAGCAAATCCTTCTGCTTCATTAACATAAGATTGAAAACGACCAATTGTTGTTTCCGGATTACCACCAGCCTTTTGTCTAAAACGTGGATCATTTTCAACATTATCTAAAGAACGATCACGTGGTAAACCAGCCCTAATATCAAAACCACCAATACGAACTCCACCTCTTAATATGGCCATTATACAGCTTTCCTTGCGGCAGCATAAACAGCAGCATCAGAACTTTTTTGAAATTGTTGAACTGGTAAATACACAGCAATAGCGGCCTGTGTTAAATCTATTTTAAGAAAACTTGATCTTACGTGTTTATACAAATATTTTTTAATTGTGGGTTTTACAAGTGGTATTGATTTAACACCTGAGTAACTTACATTTAATCTTGTTGTTTTGTCCATTTTATTATTTGTGGCAAATCTTTGCATTTGATCTAATAATCTAAATCGAAGACCTGGTGGTAGATAATGAAAGTTTAATCCACTAAATCCGCCTGGTATCGCCTCTAATGGTAATACGAGTGGAAAAGTGTCATAGTAAGG